CACCATCAGCGCATCCGCCGTTATTTCCGTTGCCGTCAATATTAGCGACTAATGGCACGCTGGCACAATTTGAATTAAACATATTAGTTACCTCCATTAATTTATTCATAAAGATGTCACCTAGGTAGTTTGCAAAGACATCTAATATGCTACTAATTACCAAATCTACTTTTTATCTGATTAAATACATCATCTGCATTCAATCCTTTTTCCTTACATAAATTTCTAGCCATCTGTTCGATACCTTGCATATTGCCTTGCTGTGCCATTTGCATTGTATTCTTCATCATTGGATTACTCATAATCTGATTGTTTCCCATTATCTGCTGTATAAATTGTTGAGGACCACCTCTCATCATTTGAAAAAGGTTAATTGGATTCACTCTTCATCACCGCCTTTGCTCTGTGTTCGTGAAGTTTTTCTTTGTGCTCCTATAGATTTATCAAATCTATTCTCTAACTGCCCTATCTTTTCTGATAGTTCATCAAACTTACTCATAAACAGCTCTGTGCTTTCGTCTGATAGGGTAAATTTAGCGTTTTCTGCGTTAGCCATAGAATTTATTGTCTGATTATTAGGCTCTGTATAAGGCTTATACACAATCGTATTAATAGTTCCATTAGCATTCCAGCCTTTAACGTATATCTCCGACATATCTTGTTTAGGGAAAAATGCCATCGAGCCGTCCATAGGGACCTCATTAGCATTGATATTTTCAACCGCCTGCACAATTCTTCCGTTGATACCTGCTGGCTGTTGCGGCATAGCCTGTTGATTTGTTAAAGGCATTTGCATTCCTGCCACTGGCTGTTGTAAGCTCTGCTGGTAATTCTGCAAGAAATTCATTCTGTCCATATAAGGATTTGTGGATTGTACATAAGAATTATTCATTATAGGTGTCTGATAAGGATTGTTCATTGTCTGCCTCCTCTAAAACCTCTTCGATTGCGTGGATAACAAGAGATAATGTTACTAAATCAAGTTTCTGCAGTTCTTCTTTACTCAAAATCTTTTCTCTAACTTCATCAGAAAACATTCACATTACCTCTCTTTCAACTATATTTTTGCATAAAAAAAGACGGATTAACCGCCATAAATTAGACAGTTATCCGCCATTTTAAAGCAAAAAATAACGCCTTTTCGGCGTTTATAGACATTCTTTGATTACCTCTGTGATTACCTCTTGATTTTTGAAAGAAATTTGACGATGTTCAAAATCTCCTTTCTTTCAGTGTTTATGCGGCTTTACAAGGTTTTTAAACTTAAAATTTAAGCAGGGGTGGAGAGAATCGAACTTCGTTGACAACCCCTGTATTCCGCTTATTTTCTTGCTTTACGCCATTCTCCTATGATTACTTTGATTACTTTGTAATCATTTTGCTAAAAACTGATTGCTTTTGCAACCTGTTCCACTTTGGTTTTATCATTCTTATTGCTGTAATAATAATATTTACGTGTTGTTTCAATATCTGCGTGACCCATCATTTCACAAATAATAGAATCATTAACATTATTATCACACAGTGTAGTTCCGTAGGTACGGCGGATTTTGTGTGCCGACCTATAATTAATTTCCAATGCTTTGCACACCCTTTGCAGTTTTTTATCAAAAGCCCTGCTCTTAATACGCTCCCCTCTTTCGGTGAACATATATTCGCTAAAAGGATTAAGATGTTTAATAGCTTTAATAGTTTTCATAGCCTTATCTGTAATGATTATATTTCTTATGCCCGCATCAGATTTTGGATAATCACTAACAGGCGTTATCCATCTGTTATCTTCATCCCTAATCTTAATTTCTGTACGTTCTATGGAAATATAGTGCTTATTAACTCCATCTTTTAAATCTACTGTATGAACATCTGAAAATTTTAAAGCTGACAACTCGCCTATTCTTACACCTGTTTCAAATGCTAACAGTAACCCTAAACTACGAATATCATATCTCTGCCATAAGTATTCTGTAATTGCAGAAATTTCATCTTCGTAATAAATCTGGTCTTCTTTCCTTTTAGCTGTCTTAGTAAATGCTCGCCTTGATAAATCCAAATCTCCCATAAACTGTGTGATACTGATATTTGTATAGCCTTTCTTCTTGGCATACTTAAAAATGCCATTGACAAGAATACGCATATCAGAATATGCTTTCTGCGAGAGGCTACATTCAGCAATGATTGTCTTGATAAATCGTTCTAATTCATCTTCTGTGATATACTTAATCTTCTTATCTGCCATTGGATAAACTTCGCTGTTAAAAAATCTATTAAAATTATTAGCATACTTGTCATAAGACTGTTTCTTGATTTCGTGATAATCAAGTTTACAGTCAATCCATTCTTGAAAAACAGCCTTAATCAGTGGTTCATTCTCTAATTTCTTGTAATATTCAACTATCCCATCATTAAGAGAATCCAGTGTCGACCTTTTAAGTAGCTTTCTACCGCTTTTAGCGTCCGGCAGATATGTATACCATTTATTGTCTTTTCCTTGCCATACTTCATTGGCGTGTGCCTTAAGAAATTTGTTTCTTTCGTTCATTTCTATCTTCTTTTGAACATCGTCACGGGAAATGATACCATTTTCAAGTACATAGTTCAATAGTTCTCTGTCAGTTAACTCCACTCATCTTCACACCCTTTCAATTTTACTTTTAATGCTTTTTACACGTCTTTCAAGTGTCCTAACCGACATTGAAAGTCTGTAAGCAATCTCCTTTTGTGTAAAATTCCGAGAAAGAAGTTTAAATATTCTCACTTCTTCCTCGGTAAAATTGGCATTTTCAATTATTCTTTCAAGCTCTGGCTTTGTAAAATCCGAAAATTTCATAAAGCCGCACCCTTTCTATCTACTATTAGCTGTTAATAATGAACAAATTACAAATCCTATTATCGAACCTATAACCACGCCTGTAGCAAAACCCACCATATTAACCCTCCTTAAATTCAATTCCTGTTTCTTCTTTTAACTGTTCAATAAGCTCATTAGGCTCTATTAATCCAGCATTGAAATTATCATTAAGCTCATTAACCTCATCAATCAACCTTTCAAGCCTTTTGCTTCCAAATCCGAATTTGTCGTGCAATACCCAGCAAATTATTATCATTGCACTGTTGAACATCTGCTTCTGTTCTTTAATTTTCCTGTTGTTCATTTGAACTCTCATCATTTGTTCTTGAAATCTTCTTTGCTCTAGCTTGCTCATTTTTATGCCTCACTTCTACACTTTTTCTGACATATTCAAGGGATTTATTGTAATGTATTTCACATAACTTAGTGTGATTAAAAACAGGTTCACCGCATAACCAGCATCTGCCATTAGCAACCCATTCTCTTTTTAGCTCAGCCTTACAATCTTTCCGCTTATTGCGCTTTGCGTTCCTTGCTTTAATACGACATTTTGTACAAGTTTTATACCCAGCATCTGCCTCAACTTTACCACATTTAACACACACTCCTTTTTCAGCTCGTCTTGTTCTGATTTTTTTCTGTTCAAGCCTATCTCTCGCCTTGAACTCTTCGGGATTAGCATTATATCTAGCAATCCTCTGAGAATATCTTTTTGCAGAACATTCAGGGCAAACCCTTTCATCTCCCATAAGGTTATTTTGCCGACATTCAGGGCATATGCCATTATCTTGATACCAGTGTGCAAGTTCTTTTTTGTTTGCATTAATTCTTTCTCTGCAATCTCTGCATTTAAGTTTTTCTCCATCAAGAGGCTTCCCACATTCAACGCATAATCCTGCCTCTTTCCGCTTATAGTACATTCTCATTTGTGGACTAATTGGCGTTATTTCCACTAAAATCAACCTCGCATTCTGCTAATTCTATCTTGCACTTCTTTAGGTGCTTCAATATATTCTTCTGCGTTTGTATTTTGACCGATAAGGGCATTTTCTTTAATTTGTAATGTATTTATATCTCTTTGGAATTTTTGCTCGATTTGAGCCTTATACGAATTTGCATTCGTCTTTTCGATAAGTGATTTGATATTGTCCGGCATACGATTTATTTCATTCGCACGCTTAACAATTGTTTCGTAGGTTCTTAGAAAATTTGATTGTATTACTGTTTCTATCGTCTGATAATCTGATGTCGCCCAGTTTTTGAGGTTGTCAGGCATCCCAACTGCCCGTCTGACTAACGGCGGTAGTTTATTAAATTCTTCAACTGCCCCATATGTGCCATTTCTTAAAGCCTTGCTAACCAATCCCCAAGCTGCCATTCCGTCAAGTTCCTGTGGTTGTGATATAGTCTGTATCTTGCTCATTATCTGCCCTACATCTGGTGCAAATCCGCTAGTATTAGTTGCAATGCAAGCTCTTAACGCTTGCAAAACTAATTCTTCTGGATATTCAGCAAGCATTATATACCAAGCATTAAGAGTAACCTTCTTATCTGGTGGATTGTAGTTAGGATAATAAGCCTGTATCGTCATTAGAAGTTTTCCAACCTGTTCTTCTGTCATTTCATCGCCTCCATCCATTCATCAAATACATTTTTCTTGCCTTGCTTATTAGAATTATCTTCTTTCAGCTCAAACAATCCTTGCCAGCAATGGTCTACTGATTGATTAAGAATTTTAACTGCCAAATCATTATCTCCACCCGATAACTTTTCAAGAGTATTCATAGCCCTATGCAATGCCTTGTCGGTGCATATAGGCTTCTTAATTTTCTTACGCATTGTCAGATATTCGTTAAATGCTTCATCAAGCAATTCATCATCTGGATAATAACTTTTCTTTTTGGATATTACGTTAGTAATATCTTTTTCTATATTCTTATCTTCTTTAATTTCTTCTGTTCTTTCATTCTTACTTTCTTTTAATATAGAGTTTGTTAATAGAATGTTATCCGTTTGTTGATTGTTTGTTAAGTTGCTTGTTATTTGTTTGTTATCTTGCTTGTTATCCGTTTGATACAAATTGTAGTTAACCACAGTAAATATCGTGAATTTGTTTGTTGCTTTGCTTGTTATTTCGCCTGTTAATTGTAAGTGTTTTAGCGAGGTACGAATTTCCATTACAGACAAATTAGTCTCTTTTGATAATTCAGATATTGAAGAGGGGAAAGACCCTCTTTCAATTATCTTGCCTTTATAATTTCCGTCTTTCCAATAGGCACTTATCAACATATACATAAAAAGTCTGAATGTATTAATATCGCTCCACCACTCCCACTTTAAAATCTTTCTGTCAATTTTAATAAAATTGCCTGTCATAATTACCTCTTCAAGTTCTGTCACATTGTTACTTTACTAAATCGTTAATATTAACCCTAAATCCGTCAAGCTCCTTGCCTTTGCTCCTGACATAGACAGATGTATCAAAGAACATCAAATTACCCTCTCTATCCGTTGCCATACTCACGCCATTCCTTGTAAGACTGCCTTTGAGTAGGTCAAGTAAAATCTGTATTTCCTGCTTTGTTTCGTCTTTCATTATTTACCTCTCCATATTTCTTCATCAAGAATATATTGCCTAATAAATCTATCTGCGTACTGTGGGTGTATCATTGACCTTGCTGTTTTCTTATTATCTGCCCCCGTTTTTGCATAATGCTCTTTTGTCATTATTCTTATAGCGTCCTTACATTCGATAGCATTATAACTAATTGGCTCAAAAATAAGATTATTCTGTGGTTCACAATTCAAAAACCAATACTGTGTAGGCTTTTTAAAGTAATCTCCGCTGTCTCTCCTGTCTCTATCAATTACCGCCGGAGAATAGCACCAATATCGTCTTAAAAAATGTTCCTCTGAATAAGGATTTTCCATTACTAGCTTCAATCCTTTTCTCATGCAAATAATAAACATTTTGTTTACCAAATCATACATAAGTGAAACTTCTTTAAGCAAATTCATATCAAATTCGCATTTTTCTTCCAAAGACCATTTTTTCTGACTTGCTGACTGTCCTCTGAACCACAGCATTATCTGATTTTCAAACCTTACGCAAGGAAAAAATGCAAATATCAAATCATCAGGGTTTATCTTATCGAACAAACTCGGTTCACCTTGATACCCCCCCCTCAATCTCTTTAAAAAGGTCAGTAACATAATCTGTTTCTCCAAATTCATTCTGAATATCATAGTCGTAGGCTTCAATTCCATACTTCTTGAAAGCATTTTTGAATGTTCCTGACTGTTCAAATAAACAATGTACTATCATTCCACACCTCCGATAAAATCCTCAATATTCATTTGTGGGTCTTTCGGAAACACAAGCATTTCATTTTTAGCACGCTCGTAAAAGTTCCTGTCAATCTCGAATCCGTATGCACTTCTGCCTAATTCGTGTGCGGCTCTAAGTGTGCTACCACTTCCACAGCAAGGGTCAATAACCACATCCCCCTCGTCTGTAAAAATCTCAATCAGTTTCTTTAATACTGACACAGGCTTTTGTGCTGGGTGAATTTTAGGAATATCTTTATTATCTTTATCCCAAGCAAACCAATTAAATACCATATGTCCTGTACCTCTGATATTTTTTCCATTTTCATCAACCTGTAAGCCATTTCTGAACTTAGGGAGTTTATCTCTGTAAAGTACAAGCGCATATTCTGTAGCCCCTACGATACGCATATTAGCTTTAAGCACCTGCGGACTGTAATTCTTGCAAAACACAAGCGGTATATAATGCGCAAATCCATGTTTATTCGCCGCCGCAATAAGTGTCTGTAACTGCTCAAATGCACAAAACACAATCATACAAGGGCTGTCACTACTTCTTCCCCTAGCAACATTCTTTTTGTCCTCTTTCTTCAACATCTTTGAACAGAAATGGAAGTATTCATACAGATTAAAGTTAAAGTCAGAGTTGAACGCCGCCTTTTTAGCAAACTTGCTTTCTCCATTCTTATTGTCGCCGCCGTTGTACCACATAGGGTTACTACCATAAAAGTTAGTGCCTACATTGTATGGTACATCAGCTATAATAAGCTGTGCTGGCGGTATTGCATATTTCTTGTAATTCTGCATAGAATCACGATAAATCTCACATTTAATTTTCTTCTTTTTCATTTCATCGCCAAAAGGAAACCTCGGTTTTATGTGCGCACAACCTATTCCTTTCTTTGATTTTTAGTTATCTTTTAACTTTGAGCCGTAATATGTGATATGCACTTTTACCTTAAAATATTTACCACAATTATTGCACTTCACTTTTGCCTCTTTGCACCAACCTTTTGTCGCTAAATCTAAAAGACTATAATTCATATCTCCAAAATGCTCTTGATACTCTGTTTTGCAATAAGGGCATTTAGGATATGTAAATTTGCTTTCATTCTTCATTTTTCGCCTTTCCGTTTCTATATTCTTCTATTGCTTTATCAACTCTATCTTTGCCCCAATCCGCACTACAATACCATTCAACAGCTTTGAAAACAGGGCTTAGCATTTCAAAGAGCGTTTCCACTCTTATTTTAGCTGATTTGATATATTCAACTAACCGCCTTGTATCTTTTGCCACATCTTCATATCCGTTTTGGTTGAGATAATCAGCCATTTCTTCTAATGTTTCAATGTTGCTGTACTGTATAAGGTCATCAATCTCTTTTGAATATAAATAATTCCAACTTCCACCACTCATTCTGAATCGCCCACTTTCTTTGATTTTTAATCTACAGTTTCATACCTATCTTCGTAAAATTCTCTATCTTCTTCATTAGAATAGGCTCTTTTGCACTCTGCACAAAATTCTAAAAATGTCTCCATATCTGTGCTATTTTCGTATTTACAGCCTTTGCAATCATTCATTCTGAACCACCCACTTTCAAACAATCGCTTACAAGCATATCTGCCTTGATTAACTCGTAGATAATATCAAGATATGTCCTGTGGTCTCTGTATCTGCAATTAGCGTCTTTGTGGATTCTTGGGTCGTTATCATCCCAGTCATTAACTCCAAAATACACATCGCTTACAAGAAGCATTTTTACGCCTCTTGATACGCACAAGTAATAACAGCCCTGCTTACCATATTCGCCCTTGCATTTCTTAAAGCCGAACTTCTCAAACTCTTTAGCTTTAACTGTTGGTATCAGCATTACTCTCACCCGCTTTCAATAAATCCATAAACTTCTCATACTGCTTCTGCGACACCTTATTATTAGCCTTATCCGCTCTCAATTCGATTTTAAGGTGTTTTTCCGCTATATTGGATAATTCCCTTGCTAACACCTTTCTGCCTTGCTGTATGCCTTGTAAATAGCCTTTAGGTGCTTTTCTTTCGCCTATTGAACCACTATCACGATTTCCACCCTGTCCGCCAATGCTAACATTCCTAAGCTGATAACCGTTATCAGCATATAGCTTGATGTAATACTTCTCTTTTTCGTCAAGCTGGCTTTCGGGGAAATTCAGAAATTCTACTCTCCAGCCATAAGGATTATCCTCCGAATATAGCTTATGTTTGCGTAGGCTCAAATCTATGTGCTGCTCATAACCTACAAGGTGGCTTGCCAACCTCTGTAACACCGACTTAGCCTGTCCGACATAGGCAAACTTAAAGCCATTTTCATCTTCTCGGAGTAAGAAGTATATACCGCTTTTGTCATTTAACTTTGGGTTCAGCTTCAATAGTCGCTTTTTGTTTTCCTGTTCAATTGCCTTGGCTCTCGCTATGTTCTGATAATTCAAGAATTTCCACCTGCCTTTATTTCAAACGGATTCACAAAATTATCAATAGGTTTAGCTCCCATACTAAAAGCTGTTGGTTGTTCATCCCTGTCTAAATCTAATTTTTGACCACAGCTCGGGCAGTAATCATATCCATCACCCTCATATGTCGGTTTCTTAGCTATCTGCTTTTCTCTAGCTTCAATCACACTCTTAAATGTAAAGCCTTTCTTAACACATTCATCTTCAAACTGCATATAGTTTTCAAGGACTTCTGTTGTCATTTTGCGGTCAGATAACTTCTTGATTGTTTCAAGTGCCTGTATTGCAAGTTCAGACGCTTCTCTTGATATGTTACTTCCAAATGGCATATCAATATTCTGCTGAAACTCTTTAATTGCTTCATTCTCTGTCATACTCACACCTCTTAATTAAATGGTAATCCCTCATCCGCCACTCCATCTGGAATTGACATAAAGCTGTCATTACTGCTGTTACCGCCCATAATTCCATTACTGTTATTGCTCTGCTGATTAGCACGACTTTCACAAAATTCGTGTCTTTCAACAACGCAATCATTGGTGTAGACTTTCTGTCCGTCCTTGTTAGTGTAATTGCCTGTCTGCCATCTGCCCTCAACGATAATCTTAGTGCCTTGATGTAAATATTTCTCCGCAAACTCTCCATTCTTGCCAAATGCAATACAATTAATAAAGTCTGCTGCCTGTTCGCCCTCTTTCTTAAAAGTTCTGTCAACAGCTAATGTGTATCTTGCAACTGCCATACTTCCATTTGCTGTCTGCGAATATCTAATCTCTGGCTCTCTAGTCAATCTTCCACATAAAATTACACGATTCATTACTTTTCCTCACTTTCTTCTACATAATTATCCCAAGCTTCATTAAGTACCTTGGCTCCATCATCGTCATCCGTAACAATAATCGTGTACTCACCTACCTTAGTCGAGATAAATCCTGCATTGCTATCTTTAAGCATTTTAATTAATAAATCAATTAACCCACTTATCTTTATTCCTCACTTTCTAATAAATCTTTATTGTCAAAAATGTTTCCGATAACTTCTACACATTTTCTTTCTTCTACATAAAATCCTAAGTTGCAGTAACAGCCCCCACTTTCCTTATGGATTGCATAACTGTAATCCAATGTCCAGTCCCCATTGCAATATTTTACAATCTCTGGATATGGTTCTTTTCTATCGCAAATATCATTCTCCCAAATCAGCTTGCCGTTCTTGTCTTTCAAGCCTGTACATCGGCAGATTGTATCTGGAATTACTTCGTGCATCACAATTATTCTTCCAGTCTCATTCTTAACATTTACAACATTGCCCACAGGATGTATGTAATACTTTCCGTTGGAAACAATAAGATTTCCAGCAACCCAAACATTGTTAAATTCTCCTTTTTCTTTTGGAGTTGTCTTAGCTTTATACAGATATCTATCTTCCATATTCTCTCCTATTCTGCTTCTGATTGAAGCCATTCCTTAACTCTTGCATCGCAATTCTTACAAGTATCATAACTGCTACAATCACACTCTCCAATTCCTGCAAGACAATGATTGTTTAAGCCTACTATAAATTCTGTCAACTCTTCATCACTCATATTTCTAATTCTGTCTGCATTTGTCATATCAATGCTCCTATTCTTCTTCCGATTGCAACCAATCCAAGCAACTGCACTGTCCTTCGTATTCCTCGCCGAATGTGTTTTTAAATCCGACAAGAAATTCTGCTAATTCTTCATCTGACATATTCTTTATTCTGTCAGCATTGGTCTGTCTGCTGTCACATCTGCAACAAGGCTCATTATCTCTTGGATTGCTGTTATGCTTGCAGTTACAAGAAATCTTTTCTTCACTATCATCAAATGCCTTTAAAAACATTTCAGCAATTTCTTTCTCGTATCTGCCACACATACCTTTGCAATTAATATCCGCAATAACCCTTGAAAAGAAATCTTTGAATTTGTCAGCAATATAATCTCTTGTGAAATCTTTAGGTATGTCAATTACTACTTTCATTTTCTCCACCTCTCAATTCTTTCAGTTTTGCTTCGGCTAATTCCTCTGTTGAAAAATATCTTCCGTCAATATCAATATTTTCAATTTCATAAACTGTCAAATCTCTTATAGACTTACGCATTACTGCCGCATATTTCGGATTATTCTTATCAACAATGTAATATACTTTATCGCAAGGCAATTTCAAAAGTCTACCCTGTTCTTCTAAGTCCTCGTAATCGGCTAACTTATCAATAACATCTCCTCGAATCTTAAAAGTACAATCTTTCCCAAGTACTACCCAGGGTTCTGTAGTTTCATCTAAAACTAATTCATTCACATCTAGCTTAGTTTTTGTTACATATCGTTTCATTATTTTCAGCACCTCCTGTAATTAATTCTGCATATGGTAAACTTTCTATCTATTTACAGAAATCTCTCCATTACTGCTCCTTTCTGCCCACACAGGGTAATAATTTCCTTTATCATCCGCAACCCAATAACCTGTGCTCCAAGTATCAGTTAATGGGTCATAGACTTTTCTGCCTTTAATCATTGTCAAAACTCCTATCTGTCATAATTTCAGCAAATCTCTTAGCAAGAATTTCTTTGATATTCTTTTCTACAAAATCGCCGATAGTTTTTTCAGTCCTATCTTTCACAAGCTGCTCAAAAGAAACACCCTGTATCTTTCTGTCACCACTCCAGCTTGGAGCAGATACAAGCCTTTCAATTCTCTTGTCAACAATTTTTGCAATTTCTTCATCAATATTTTTATAAATAACTTTCTCTACATATTCGTCCATAGCAATCTTGACCTTTTCTTCAATTTCCTCACTATTGAGAGATATATTTAAAATCATTTTTGGTTCAGTTTTCTTCATTTCAATTCTCCTTTCTAAAAAGAGCACTCACTAGGATTTTTTAATCTTTCAAAACCGACATATCATACCCACTTTCAATAAACTTCAATGTTTTGGCATGATTGCACCTATTTCCAAGATATGTATAAATCTGCTCCATATCTTTCTCAGTAAAATCGGTTTCCAAAAACTGATTTACACCGCCAAGTATAAATCTGTGAAATTCATTATTGCTCCGTTTAGTGTTATATGGTTCTGCCTTGTGTGCAGGTCTTGATAGCCATTCCAACATTTTGCACTTTACATCTGTTTCATTTTCACAATCTTTTAATCCAAAATATGTATTGCTTTTAATATGTGCTATAAACTCTGCGTTATGATTTATAACGCTATTAGGAAAACAATTCATTAACTTTGTAACTATATCCCAACTAATCAAAACGGACATTCATCTCCTTTCCTTAAAATCCAACTCTTGCCCTGTTCTGCAACGTCCACATTCGCCCCATTTGCGGCATTTTTCATCTTTGCGATAAAACTATCCTTATCAGCATTTTCACTTGATAAATGGCACATTATGACGTTCTGCAAGCTGTCTGAATCGTTAGCCTTAACAAAATCGCAAGCCGTGTCAATGGATAAGTGACCTCTGAAAACGTGATTAGCTTTTGGATTGTCAGTATCGACTAAATCCTTGTCATAGTTCACACCTAAGAGAATGTGGTTTATATCTTTGAAACGCCACTTAATAAGCTCTGTGTCGGTTATATAAAGCAATTTACCCATTTCCTTATGTGTTATCAGAAATCCGTAGCAAGGGCATTCTGTTCCGTCTGCGTTGGTATGCGTCCACCTGCCATCTACTGTTGTTAGGTCAAATGCTCTTACAGTAAAATAAGAATTTGCAAGGAACTGGTTCATAAGCAATGTTTCGTATGGCTTACATATAGGAATACCCATAGCCTTAAAATCATTTACCGACTTACTATGGTCTTGGTGACTGTGGGTACATATCGCACCCACAACACCTGTAATATCCCAGTTCAAGCCTTTCTTGATTTCCTTAATGCTGATACCACAATCAAGGATAAGTGTTTCTCCGCTGTCTGCCTGTAACAGATAGCAGTTACCTGCTGATGATGAGCCTAAGCAAGTTAATTTCATACTTCCACCTCATCATCTTTCGGGAACTGGAAACAGTAATTGCTTGAAAAACTGACATCTACGCTTGATTTATTGCAAAGCAAAATATCGCCACATCCTAATTTTTCTCTGAAATCCTGTGGTGTTAAGTTAGGAAGTTCATCTATATTTAATATTGGCTTTCCTGCATATGCTTCTCTCAACATCTCCATAGCCTTAATAGCCTTTGCTTCGGTTGAGTATTTAGCCAACGTAATGTCATTAATCAAGTTTTCTACTCCTGTTAAATTACGGTTCAAAAAATAAATAGCATTTCTGAATCTCTGAATAGCTACCATTTCATATGGAACATCTATTGTTCTGTCCTGTGAAATTACTCTCATACTCATTCTCCTATTCTGCCTGCATGAATGGCGGCAATGTGCTGTCTGTTTGTTCTTCTGTTGCTTCTGCGGCTGTTATATCAACGTCTTCCTTATTCTCTATAAACTCAACAGTATTAGCATTTTCGGCAATTTCAGCCCGTGCAACTTGATATACCTCGTCCATTTCAACCTGTGCCTGTCTAGCCATAGAGTCATAGTTCTTAGGATATTTTCTTGTAGCATTGTTGCACATTTTTCTCTGAATCATACTCTCTGGCGTATCAAGCCAAGCACCGCTTATGAAAGGTCTAGCAAGCTCACATTCAAGCATTTCATCTACTGTCTTGCACGCTCTTAAGGCATTAAGTATCTCGTCTTTCTTAGTCTTAATTTCCGCTTTCTGCTTTGCTGTAGCTTTGTATCTGTCCTCACATACTCCAAAAGTGCTATTCATCATATTCTGCTTAACATGTGCCAACAGATTAACCTTAACACTATCTCTATCAGCAGAAAGATATGTTACTGTTCCGTCTGATAACTTAACAGGATATACAACTCTTACTGCCTTATCAGACAATCCATTTTCTTCCCATTCCGGCTCTGTAACTGTAAGCCCTTTATGCTTAGGTGGTATGTACTTGTCACCCTCTTTAATTACCCAATACGGATAAACCTGCTTAACATCTTTTCCGTAGTTAGCAAGTAGGGAATCATAACCGCTACCCTCAATGCCCATTTCAACCTGTTTCTGCCATATATCCTTGCCTGTCTGTGGGTCAGTTCCCACCTTTACATTTCTTAACTGAAAATAGCACTCTCTTGGATATGCGCTCGCATTTAGCTTAAGGCTTGCGCAACGCTTTACGATACCTCTTAAATTGCTTGTATCAAGGTTTCTCATATCAATCTTAGGGTCACTCTTGACAAGGTTGAAAATGCTTGTCATGGCTTCCATAGCGCACTCTTTTGCGTAATCGTCCATATCCATTCCACAAGACTTGTAATCATCAACGATAAGTCCTGTCATAGCATTACTCCATTCGCTTAATGATGTTGTAAATGCTTTTTTCTCTGCTACTGCTGTTGCTGCCATAATTAATCCTCACTTTCTGCCTCATCTCTCCATGCTCTAAAATGCATATTCAAATCTTTCACTTTGGCTTCAATCTCATCTACATCCTCTTGTTGTTCAACTAAATAGCCAACAAGCTCAAGCATATTGTGTAGGACATCTTCCTTTGATAGATTTGTTCTTATCTCTGCCATTTTTACACCTCATTGAAAACCTGAACCGCAAACAGTTCATTAGGTGTCTGCTTGAATAAAACTCCGTCAGATATGACTGTATACATATATCCGTCATACTTAAGCTCTACAGTGTGCTTTTTACCGCCCATATAATAATTTCTCTTCTTAATACTCATTTCTATTCCTCACTTTCTTTAAAATGTTCTCTTATATCCAATCCGTCATCGTCATACCACTCGTACCATTCCTGCTCTTCTTCGTCAAAATATTCAAGACCAGATGCATTGCAATAGTCAGGCTTTATCTTATTTTCATACTGAAATAAGTCATAATCCCATAATGTATTAAGGATTTTCCAAGCCTGTTCAATGCTTTCAACTTCAACATAAAAGTTTTTAACCGCTCCTAATTGGCAATTATGCCAAACTCTCATTTTACTCATGCTTATCCCTCCACAATCTCTAAATTCTCACTATCATTGACAATCAGCATAATCAACTGGCTATCGACCATTTCAGCAACTTTCTTCTGATTAGTAATATCTAAGCTCTCACTATCATCTAAGATAATAGGCACTGACATACCGCTAATCTTCTGAATAGAGTTGCAAATATCAACTCTGCCAAGAATTCTGTTACCCTTATTGCTCATAGTTGTAAGAATTGACTTTCCGTTAACTGTAGGTATGCAAACTGACTTGTAACCGCCAGACTTATTCAGTTCAAACAACTTCCACTTAACAAGTGAGAAGTGGCTGTTAATGCTGTCAGACAATGTTTCATTCTTTGCCTTATCCAGTTCGTCAAGTAAATCAAGGATTTTCTCGGCATTAGTCTTATTCTGTTCCTGTGTACGCTGTTCTGCCCTCAATTCTTCAAGCCGCTGTTCGTCTTTCTCTGTGTTGCTTTCAGCTATCTTTCGCTCACACTCTGACAACTGCTGCCTTAAATCATTTTCCTGTGCCTTTAATTCAGCCTTAACTGCCGATATGTCATTAGCCTTGTGCATAGCCTGTTCCTTTTCGGCAATCTGCTGTTCAAGTGCCTTGTACTCTTCTGTGGCTGTCACATCAATTTCCTGTGGAAGTTCGAATAACTGCTTTTCAAGGTCTGCAATATCCGCATTCAGCATTTCAAGGTTTTCTTTGTGCTGCGGCAACTCTGCTTTAAGGCTTTCAAGCGTAGCTTTTTCCTTATCAAGTCTTTCCTTGTACATATTGCCATTGTCAGTAATTGTCTTTAAGTTATCAGCCTTATGCTTTGCAAAATCAGCCTTTAACTGCTCTTTCTTATCCTCACTGTATTCACTACCGCAGTAAGGGCAGATAAGGCTCGAATCGTCAAACTTACGCTCATTTTCTTCTTTCCACTTATCACGCTCTGTCTGTAAGTAAGCCTTAATGCTCTCAATGGTCTTTTCTGAACTGGCAATACAGCTTTCGGTATCGGCAACGGTCTTTTCTGTCTGCCTAACAAGAAACTTTTTATCAGAAATCTTGTCCTCAATCTCTCGCCTAGCCTTAACATTTTCCTCATTCGCCTTGCGTGATAAATCTCCCTGCTTAAACTTCAAATCAAGAATATCGGCACTAGCCTTATCGTATTCGGCTAACAGTTTGTCATTGTCAGTCTGCTTTGCTATGCAATCAGCAATCTGTTCTTTGAGGCTATTCCTATACAGTTCAAGGTCAGATGTATCAATGTCAGACTTAATCTGAATATCTCTTTCCTTTTCCTTAATCTGTCCGTCAATAACAGGCGATTGCTTGTTAACATTAGACGAAATTAATTTATTCATTGAGCGGATTTCTTCGACGGTGTATTTTTCGAGCATTGGTACTAATTCTGCCAACTCTTTTCTTGACCTTGCCATATCTAAGTTCGTAACACTTTCAATTAAACTGAAAAGATATTCTCTCATTTCATCTGGCTTTCTACTAAGAAAAGCATTGATATTACTGCAAGCCTTGAACATCTTCATATTAACGCCCAGATACTCATTAAATGCTGTTAAAGTCTTAGGAACACTGTTGACGTAATATGAGTTATTATCGCTGACAGTTGTTACAATTTTTCCATCTTTTACAGCTTCTTTATAAGTACGTTTCTGTACTTTCTTCATAGTGACTTCTTTTCCGTCAACATCAAGTACAAGTTCAACAGATACGTCCATATCATCAACTGATTTTCCGCCAACCTCTCTTCTGACAACCGGATTATCCTTTAGCTCATAATCGCAGTTAAACAAGCACCACAGATATGCCGTGGCTATTGTTGACTTACCTACACCATTCTTAGCCACAATCTTAGTAATAGCATAGAAATCAAACTCTGCGTGTGCATAGCACATAAAATTCTCTAAAACCGCTTTTTTTAAAAATATTTTCATAAACAATACCCTTTCCTTATTTATATATTCATAATGAATACATCATCTTCTATTGAGAAGTTATCAACTGTCTTGTCTGCAAGATAATGCCGTCTGTCAAGTTCATCAAACGTGCCGTCAAATATAACACCTTGGACCGGATGCCATACTTGACAACGTTTTTCATTGTCTGCTGCCATAGCAGCTAATTCTGAAACTGTAACATCACTATTCATCAGCATTCTCCTTTTCTTCTATAATCTCAACTCTGCCTACTGATACCTCATAAGCTACTCTGTTTTCAATTTCATCTTCACTTATCTTTTTTGTATAAGGTCTTGACTGAAACCTGCCTGTCATTTCTATATGTGTTCCTACTGGCAAGTGACCGACAAACTTAGCTGTTCTGCCCCAAACTATGCAAGGTATATAGTCTGACTTGCCATATGGTCTGTTTACTGCGACAAGAATATCAGCGATTTCTCTTCCAAGTGGCGTCTTTCTATATATAGGCGGCTTGCATAAGTGACCTACAATCTCAACAGCATTATTTACGTCCGGATCAATTTCAGCATCTTCTAGCACATCTATTTCCCTGGCGAATACACTAAGTATCAGATGACTATGCTCCTCATTATCTGTATGCTTGTTGTATGACCTTATCTGTCCGTTAATTACTACAGTTCTGTCTACATCAAGCCTATTAATACTTATTAATCTTTCCGATACAATTACTGGAAGCGTATCTGTACTTCCACTCTTTCTTAAAACCTCTATATAAAAGAGGTAAAATCCCTCACCACATATCTCGTGTGAAAAAACCGACTTTTTAGCAACCTTTCCTAATATATAAGTCCTGTTATTATTTATCATTTGTTACTCCTTTCTCAACAAACCCTACAACTTTACCTCCGTCAATAACTGTTATCATATCTTTCTTCTCGTACATATCAATGCAATCCTGTACTGTTATCACTTTCTCGTTTACCTGTTTCATATTGTTCTTTCCTTTCTTCTGCATTAGTTCTTATTGTTGCAATAACGGCACAAACTGTTGTGAGTATTATGCCGAATATTATTCCTGCTATAAAACCTAGTATCATAGCTTATATCTCTCTTTCATTATTGTAGGCAGTTCGTAGCAGTCGATATAATCGTGAGTGTCTGCTATGTACTTCTTTTTAAGTTCATTTAGTTCACACCCGAATTCGTGCCCCAACTGCCCTAAAATGTCATTTACAACTACTCTTCTTAAGAGCTCACAATGCTTATTTCTTCCTAAGAGGTAACTTGTTCTTCTGCCAATGTGTGCCAGGATTTCAAGTTTTTCCACTTCGTTAATCTGCTCTCTTTCGCCTTTTTCAGAAATAATAAATATCAATCTGCTAAAACTCCTTTCTAATTAATAAGCTGAAATATCATTGACACAATAAATAATATTGCTGATAACATCCATAAATATTCAGCTATCCTGCTATCTCTCTTCGCTTTCTTGTATGCCGCAATAGAGACTTCTAAATTGTTTCTTTCTGCTATCAGTTCCTCTACTGATATGCTATACTGTGGTGTTGCCTGTATATCTTCCATAAACTTCTCCTTATTTTAAAAATTGTGATATAATCCTCTTATCTTTTTATAGGAAAGAGGTGAAACCTTGAAAGACTTCAACGATTTTAAAAAGTTCGTCAATGAAAATGGTGCTAACATTCACTCTTCTATTCATCAAAAAGTTATAAAAAGCGCTAATAGCAATAACTTTGCTGATGAGGGTGAAAAGCACGAATTTATTAGACGTGCGTGGGTTGAAATTGGTGTTATGGAAATGCTGGAACATTACCATAACTGGCTTAGCAATCAGTAAGTGCTGATTTACCAGTTTCATACTCACAATGCTTATCTTCCTTGCTTGTCAGTTTCTTTAAGTTTTCGTTTAGTTCTGCAAGCAAGGAATTTCTCTTTTTCTCAACTGCGATTAATTCTTTTATGAACCTTTCCAACTCTTACTCCTTTCCTTAAAAGCTCATACTTATCTGTGCATTAGCTTCTTTTACCTGTTCAGCAAGTGCCATAGGCAACGCATAATCATCTATAAACTTGTGTACATTATCAATGTACTTTCTTCTTATGCTCTTATATGTTGTTACGCAACCAAACTCACGTTTTAGCTGCTTATATATGTCAGAATATACCGAACTGCGAATACTGCCGTTCTTATAGGCTTCACTATCCTTGCCACCAAGTACAATTACGCCTTTTCTATTAACGTGCTGTTTGACCTCATCAATCTCACAGCCGTAAAGAGGTGTGTTATCCTTAAGCTCTGTCATATCTTCTTTGATAGAGTTAACAGCCTGTTCAAGTTCTGTATAACCCTGTGCTAAAAGCTGTATCTGACCGCCTGTTGTCTTCGGCGCACCATAACTGCCTGTCTTTCTGATTGACGGAAGAACTTCTGATGTAACCCAATCTGTAAATCTCTCCGCACTTTCTTTACGGCTCTGAAAGATTGTCTTGTAAAGATTGCTCTCGTTGATAAAGTTCATTCTTACTTTCTGAATTGCTGGAGTGCCATCAGCTTTAACGCCTGTCTGTACCCCTACCTCATTAGTAATGACCCCATCTTCTTTGAGCCTTGTTTTTAGCTGACTTACATTTGATATTTCCAATGCCTTGCATACATCAGCCAGACAAAACATAGGCTCATTATCTTTAGTAATAGTTCGGATTTCTCCAAACTCTGAATTGCTAAAAATCTGTAACTCCATAAACATGTCCTTTCTTATCTGACCCAATTTTCAATCGGAATTTTTGTTGCTTCTGCAATCTTCTGCATAGTAGTTAATGTTGGTGAAGACATACTATCTCTCCAACGACCACACGTTCCATTACCAATGCTACACATTTTTTCAAATGCTGATATTGGCATTTTTCTTTCGCCGCAATATTCAGCAACCTTATCATAAAAATTTTTATTAATATCCATTTCGTTTTTCTGCGCCGTAAAATTTTCATAAGCCTTGTCAATTTTTGCGGCTACCGGACTGTTTTCTAACTCTACAAGTGCTCTTAAAGCTGAAATTTCCAATTCTGCCTTTTCTTTTGCAGATATGTCGCTTTTTCTTGTTTTCTCTAAATCCTCAAGTATGTAATCTTTTAATAAATTAATTTGAATTTCATTCATTGTTATTATTATCTCCTTTTTATGTTATAATTCCTTTACTAAATAAAGAAAGGTGGTGTAAATATGCTTCTAAAATTTCAAATAACTTGCACTTGTTATAGCAGATATACTGTTAACGAAGATATATCTACTAGCAAGATTGTTTGCCCTAACTGCGGTCTTGAATACCCTTACTCTGACAAAGTATTATCTATACTCAAGACTGCTAAAGAAATACCAGCTGGTAACATTACTTCTGACAAAGAATGCTGTATCAGTGTTCTTTCTCTCGCGGAAGAAATGAGTGGTTTTTAATAGACTGTTTCATATACTCTAAAAAGCCAATCATTTCCGTAACTGTTAGTTTGCTATCTTTGAGTTCTGATAAAACTTTATTCTCTAATTCAGAGATAGCAGACCTTGAAGAAAAGTATTTCTCCATAAATGCAGCTCCCTCACAGGTTTTGCATAAGTTGTCTTTAAGACTATTAAGATAACTTTTCTCTACTTCATCAATAAAGCTTGCCATTCTTACTCCTTTCCAGTAACTTATGAAGTTACTTTCTTTGCAAAAAAAATCTCCATAGGATTTTCAATATTCAAATTATCAATCATAATCTGAATTTCGTTACTGCCAAAAACTCCCTTGTGCATTCGTAAATAGAAAGTCTTGGGTGTTACACCTATCATTTGTGCAACTTCTGTCTGCGTTTTTCCGTTTTCAGCAATAATCCCACGAAGCTTATTTGTATCAACCATCTTCTCATCTCCTTTCCAACTTCGTAACTTTTGAAGTTACTCTTATTATACACCACAAAAGTAACTTGTCAAGTTATTTTTTTCTTGACTTGTAACTTTTTTGTGCTATAATCAAGTTACCGATAGGAAAGGAGGAAACACTAATGATTAAAACTGTTGGAGATAGGATTAAGGAACAAAGAGAGCTTAACAATATGTCACAAGTAGAGTTGGCTAAAAAGATGGGCGTTTCTAAACAGACATTATATAAGTATGAAAACAATGCCGTAACAAACATACCAAGTGATAAAATTCAGATTGCTGCACAGATTCTTGATATTTCTCCATCATATTTAATGGGATGGGAAGATAATTTATCTACTGATAATGCTGATATTATTCCCGACTTGATGTCAGATAAGAAAATGTTGGATAGTGTTAAGAAGTTAATGAAACTTAATAAAGAACATCAACAAACTATATTTGACAATATAGCCTATTGGTATGAGAAAGAGGGGCATTAAATGCCCCATTTCTTTTTGAATGATATAATTAATTCATATAAAAACTTTAAAAATCTTTTATTATTACAGTTATTGACTGTTTCTATTATTATTTGCCTGTATTCCTCATTACTCATAAACCCGCACTCCCCTCTCTTGCCCTTGCACGTTTGATAGCGATACGATTATTATAGAACACACGTTCTATAGTGTCAAGTGTAGCGGCGATATTGCCAACGCCAATCAAACAATATCGCCTGCCAGAACTTGAAAATGTTTAAGGGTCTTTTCTCAAAGACAAGTTCATTATACATTTATCGTTAGTATATTTCAAATACTTTCGGTCGTGTTGTTTTGACCTTATTCGACAACTAACTGGAATTTGTCGATAGCTTTGCCAAATTCTCCGGCGTATCCGTCCATTCCGTTACCAGTTTCATTGTCTATCTGCTCTGGATAGAAGTTTCTTAAGCCGAATGGCGATACCATATATCTTGCGTACTTGTAGTCCTCTCCGCTAGGTGTGTAGTAGATAACTTCGATAGCGTCAATGTCGTGCTTTTTATCACCGGCATATCCGTTATCAAAATCGTCATAGTCACATCCTGTAACATAAGGTAGCCAGCCGCCGTTTAGTAAATGCACTCTATATTTAACCTCACCACGATTAACTCTAATAGCAATAGCCTTAATAGCTGTATCGTCACCCTTGCCAGCCCAGTCACTGTCGTTAGTTACTTCATCCCACCATCTGTCTGTATAAGCGGCATATGTAACATCAACAGGCTCATTACTGTTATCTGCTGCTTCTTCATCTTCTGTATCATTTGTATCATCTGCTGTTTCTTCGTGTTCTCCGTAGAATACAGATAAGTCGCAAACTCCGTCTACACCGTCAATTCTTGCGCTAGAAGTATACTGCCACCCCGCAAGATAATGGTCGATACTGGGTGTCTTGTCTGGGTTAACATCATCATTTAACTGCATTTCATCATATCCTAAGTAGTAACGTGCTATCCAGAACGGACAATCTAAGTCGCTAGGGTTTGTATAAGGCTTGATGTAACTGCCATAGAATGATAAGCCAGTATACACACCAAACTGATAACCTGCACTCTCGATAACCTCTTTGTAAGCCTTGATAATGTCGATAAGTTCTGAACCCAAGTTCCGCATACATTCATCTTCAACGTCCATCCAGACAGTTACCTTACGTCCGTCAAGCACCTCTAATACTCTTTTAGCCGCCGCAATAGCTTCTTCTACCGTCGGCGTGTATACATAGTTATATACACCGCAGATATGCACACCCGCTAACTGACAGCCTTTCCAGTTGTTTTCAAACTGCTTATCTGGGTCAAAATCACGTCTAATAACCTTAAGGATAGCGTGAGTAAGTCCTGCCGCTTTAACCCTATCCCAATTAACATCACCATTCCACGCTGAAAAATCCCCACATTTAATCATACTAAAATACCTCGCTTTCTACTGTTCCTGTTATATTTACATCTGAACTAATTGTGTTATCTTCTGTGCTGTATGTTGCCTTGTAAGTGTTTTTAACACCATCAAGAAAGCTCTTAAGCTCACTGTCTAGTGCTGTATCATTCGCTAAGTATGCCGCAAAATCATTAAAGCTGGCTGACATACTAACTGTGCCACTTTCGCTGATTGTAGCTGACAGATAAGCCACCTGTTTAAGTGTTCCGTCTGAACTTTGAACAGATAGTGTTCCGTTCTTCTGAATTGATGAGTTGATGTCTAACATTGTGTTTTACCTCCTAATTTGTATTAAAAAAGGACATCCGAAGATGTCCTTAATTGTTAATATCCGATTGCAAACCATTTGATTTGCATTATGTTGATATCTGTAATCCAAACAGTGCTTGAATAGATTGTGTATAAGTCTTTGTGCCCTCTTTAGTTGAACCAGCTTCCAGTTTAATTCTGTGCGTTGCATTGTCATTAAACCACCAAACAAATGTAGCACCGCCTGCAAGTTCTGATGGGTGGCTATTTGCCAATCTGTTGCGGTTATTCATAACACAATTTCCGTCAATGTATATTTTTGCCGTAGTAGTTCCGTAATCGTCTTTAGTGTCCGTCCAAATTGATATATTGACAACTAACATTCCATTGCCTTTGATAGTGTAGTTGCGTACAAAGTTTTCTAAATCTATTGATGTTGATGTTTCTTTGACATTTATTGTATTTAAAAATGTGTTAAAAGTTGAATAGTCTACAGGGTCTTTAACAATCAAGTTGTCGCAACTAATTTCATTACTATATAATGTCCCTATTCCTAATGTAGTCCGCCTTGTTTTGCCCCAAATATCAGAACCTGAAATGCTCAAAGCGTTTTTAACATCAGAAGGATCGAGTTTATATGTTATGTCGCTTGTTTTTGCATATTTCCATTTGCGGAAGTCGGCTTCTGTCTGCGTTCCTAAAACATAATTTTTCGCTACTACAAAATCAGTCAAATCAACTTTGCCACTTCCATTTAGGTCGTATTGACTTAATGCGAGTTGCGATGTTGTATTGTTTACAATGGCATTTCGCAAGGTATGTAACACATCTTTATCTGGTAGTAAATATATAGAAACTGTATTTGACATCTTATTTGAATCAAATTGAAATCCACTAATTTGTCCTTTTATTGTATATAAATATCCGTCGCTTCTAACATAAAACGGGTAGTTAAACACATTATCTTTAACTGTAGCTCTGACAGACATAACCTTTGAATCGCTTCCGGTTGATTTATCCAATGAAACTCTGTATAAGCCATAACCCACACTAGGGTCGTATCTGTAATCGCTGTAAATAGAAGTAGAATTGATATTCCAACCGCCTATTGTACCGCCGTTTCCGACAAAGTTTTTGCAAGTTATAGTTCCGTCCGCTGTAATGCTGGTATTCGTGCTATTTAACGTAAACCTGTTACCGCTTAAGTTAAGACCGCCTCTTGCAGTAATGTTAATTGTATCTGCAATAGCTTCAATACAACTTTTAAGCGTACCAGTATCAGTTTTAGCTATATAAGCAGATAAACTAGCCGTAGTTGCATAAGAAGAAAGGCTACTTTTTGTCGCATAAGTAGCAGATACCGATTGAGTTATACTATTAGCAGATTGAGATATAGCAGAGTTCATAGCAGTTGTCGTTGCGTAATTACTTAAGCTATTCTTTGTTGCATATGTGTTACTGACAGTAGTCTTAAACCCACTTAAATCAGATGTCAAAGATGTAACCTTGTTGTTAATTGTTGTTATAGTGCTGTTATCTGCTTTTGTAGCAATTTGTGAAGTGTGACTATTAACTGTAGCTGAAATACTATTAACAGCCTGATTAAGAGTTGTATACTGATTGCTTACAGTTGTTACCTTATTATCTACAGTACTTATAGAACTATCTACATCTTCTGGTGCTGGCGACCAATCTGTTGCCTTATTTCCTTTTTCCAGCTTTACTGCTGCAATATAGTAAGTTGCATTTATATTATTAACACTAAAAGAAAGTGACCCTGAATCACTCGTTGCTGTTGAGCGAATAGTTCCAGTATATCTTTTCCACGTAGTTGTTAGTGTAACTGCACTTGCGCTATCAGCTACACTACGGCTTGGAGTAATTGTAGTATTTGCAACAGAAGCTTTAGCATAAAACGAAACAGTATAGATTTCATTAGCAACCCATACATTCCGAGTATTTGCAAAAACACGTAAGAGACCACCAGTAGGTTTAAAAACTAATACATTACCAATTACACTATTATCTGATATAATTGTACCTGTACCTGTATCATATGCCCAATAAGCATCCTTCTGAAAAAAATTACTATTACGAATTAAGTTTGTTCCACCAATCTGAATATCATTAACCGCAGTAGTTATGTCCTGCTTCCAAACCTTATTAGTAATACTACCTTGAAGCTGTGTAATGCTTGAACCTTGGTTCGTTACAGTAGTTGTAAGCGTATTGACCTTAGATAATGCACTATCAGCCGTTGACTTCGCTGTATTAGCGGTGTTGTTTGCAGCTGTAGCTGTTGACTTCGCACTGTCAGCAGTACTCTTTGCTGTGTTAGCTGTAGATACAGCTGCACTTGCATTTGTAGCTGAATTGCTTGCTGCCGTTTTAGCTTCACTAGCTGTTTTACTTGCACTGTTAGCTGTATTTTCTACTTTTGTGACAGTTGTTGTTAAGCTTGAAATACTTGATGTATTGCTATCTGTTGTCTGCTTAATACTGTTAACAGTATTACTTAAAGTTGTAACTGTGCCACTGTCAGCTTTTTTGCTAAGTGTTTCAGACATTTTAGTTATAGTAGAACTATTTTCATCAACAGTCTGCTTAACCTTGTTAAATGTTGTAGTATCAACCTTATTACCCATATCAGTTTCAAGGCTGGTTGTTCGTGTCTTAAGGCTTGATAATTCACTATCTGTATCAGTTTTCCATGAACTAATTTCAACATTAAACTTCTTAATACCTGTAATCTCGCCATTGATGTTAATAATGTCCTGTAATGCCTTAGTAACATCACTATCCTTAATCAGTACCCATTCATATACAGGTGTTTGCTCTGTGCCAGTATTAGCAAATCTGTATGAATATCCATCTGCACTTGAAGCCGGATTAACCACATAACAAATATCACCTATATGTTTCTTTCTTGTGGCATTGTCAGTCCAATTAACAGCTGGCTCATTATTAAGAGTAGGTATTTCTGTTTTGGTAAATGTTTCAATATTTCCGTCAATCTGACCTTGCAATTCTTCTTGTACTTTATCTAAGTATTCTTTAGTGGGTACTTCTTCTGACAGTTTATCCAAAGATAACGAACCTGTTCCAATACGCTTTCCGTTGATTGTGCCTACTGTGATATTATCAGCGTTAAGATTAGCAACAGTAATTTTACTTGCATCAATTATGCCTGCTGTTAGCTTATTAGCAGATAGACTTTGTACTTTCTCATTAGTTACCGCTCCGTCTTTAATAAGAGAAGTTCCTACTACTTGACCTTTGACATTAGCAAAATCAATCTGTGCGTATTTTAAATCTGCTATATCTACTGTTAATGAATTGGCTTTTAACTGTGTAATTTCAGCATTAGCTGCTTTGAGACTTTCTACATTGGCATTTATTATGTCAGCATATGAAGCGTCTAATTTATTTGCTTTGAGAGCATCAATATTCGCATTTGTTGCGTTAAGATTAGCTATTGTTGCATAAGTAATCTTGGCTGTATCTACATCTAGCTTATTGATTAACGCCTTATTAACAACTAATAAATTTGCGTAGTAACGCTCCATTTGCTTTGTTATCGGACCGCTAGCGATATTGCTGTTTTCTGTGTCAGATTGACCTATAGATGTAACTGTGCTCATTAAGCCGCCGTCACATTCGTGTGTAATCTGCATTATAGGCACTTTGTAATCAACGCCGCCCTTATTAACAGTTATAATATCGCCAACTTCCAATCGCCAGTCACCAACAGACTTAACTGTAAGTGGTCTGAACTGAAAACCGCCTATCTTTTTGTAGACTTCATCTAAGACTGCTTGTGTCATAAATGGGTTAGCAAAGCTAAGCCCTGTTGCACCGCTACCGCTGGTAATCGTGCTAGTTTCCTTGTCGCCTGACTTCGTATTGTTGCATGTCAGTTTTTGTATTATGAAATCCTTAGATGTCGTAAAGGTAACGCCTTGTTGATAATACTTATGTCCGTCAAGTACATAGCCACTGTCTTTATACCATCTTAATTCAAGGTTGCCATCAGCATTAATTACCGCATTACAGCCTTGTAACATAGCCATATAGCCGATAATTTCTCTGTAGGTATAACCTTGTGGCTTGTCGCTAACAGTGTGCGCTGTAACTATATCTGTTGCTAATGATATGCCTAGCTTACCGCATATTTCAGTGAGGATAGCTTTATCTGTACTAGGAAATACTAAATCAGACGAATACGGCATGTCAGCCTTATACATTTTGTCGTAGGCTTCGTAACTCGTGTATTCTCCATTGCTTGTCTGCTTACTGACTGTAAATGTTCCTAATTTAATATACTTAATCTCGTTACTAACTTTTACGCCCTCATATATAGTAATCTCTTTATTTTCGAGACTTACTTGTGGCATATAAATAGAAAAGGTAACACTGCTTGCACAAGTGTTACCTATCGTAATTTCATTATTGGGATTTATTATGTTTTGGAAATTGAATTTGTTAAGCGTGTTGGTATATTCTTTTTTATCGACAATGTACTTAGAATAGTACCTTGCGCTATTCCCCTTAACAATTTCCGTTATAGCTGTGTCTAATATCTTCATTCTACACCGCCTTTATTGATTAATTAATGGTTTATCATAAACTCGATTGAGTACAGTTTAGCTGGTGTAATCTCTTCGCATTTGTCGAATGCGTCCATAGGAAGCATTGTCATGTCAGGTGCTTCAATCTCTTGTTCATTGATTTCCTGTAGTTCTTCCTGTAACTTCTTTAAGTTCTCTGATGTAATCTGATACTGATTATCATTGACGACCGGATTGCCGCTGTCGTCTTTATCTGCATACTTGACCTTAGTATCTTCTATAGTCTGTAGCGTTGCCTTGTACAGTTCTTCCAACGCCTTAATATTGCACATAACAGCCATAGCAATTCTACCTGTAGTCTTGTCATGTGATATGTTGCTCAAACTCTGAAATCTGTCTATTAACTCACTTGTTTTAAGTTTCATGTGTAACCTCTTTCTATTTCTGAATTAAACTTAATTTTGCTCCGACTATTAATCCGTCCTCATTTTTTGCTCTTGTGAGATACGGATATGTCACATCTCCTGTATAGATTGTCATTTCTTTTTGTTGACCGCCTAAAAACAGGACTTGTGCTGTTGGGAATGGGTTATTTATGTCGCTCACTACATCATCAAGTACTTTTGTCTGCTCTCCTGTGAGCGGCGGTAGCTGTAGTTCTATCTTGTCTTTAATAGCCACAATTGTTCCTACCATTTCTCCATAATCGTTTCTGCCTGTATTCTTAGACCATATCTTATTTCTGCTGTATGTGTAGCCGTTGTAAGCTACTGGGAATGTCACTCCCTCGATAATTACAGCACTTATCATTCAATCGCCCCTTTCTGCCTAAAAATGGGTAACAAAAAGGACACCTCACAATTAAGTGAAATGTCCTTGTCATTTTGCTATTCATTTGTTATTATTGGTATGAGTTAATTTACATTCACTCATACGTGCTAATCAGAACAGGTCTACCCAACTTGTTCTGATTTTTTTATTCTACTTTTAATGTCAGATTTAGAAGCTTCTTGTTTGAACCCCAAGGCGTTACTTCTAAATTAACGTCACTTTTATCTTCTAATATGTATATCTTGGCAACTGTAATATTAGTGCCGGTCTGTAATTCTCTTGCCGTATTGTTGTATTCGTCAACATCAAAACTGACTAATGGATAGTCAAGTTCCTTGCCATTCTGAAAGCAAGTAACATTGTAGTTGTAAACAAATGCCTCGTTATCTTTTGAATTATTTGCAAAGTCAAAATAGACAACAACAACCTCTCTATTATTGCTATCTGTAATTATTTCGTGTTTAAGGTACTCAAGTGTTGTATCGCCATATCTTGCTATATCTGTATCTTGCTGTGTGGTGCTAGACTGCTTTACAGTACTACTATTATTGTTACTACTGTTACTGCTTCCATTGCTAAAAGCAACTATCAGAAACAGCACGAATGATACTATTGCAAAGTAAGAGCCTAAATGTCTTTGCGACTTATCGCCTTTGCTTTTTATTAAGTCCACAATAGCCAATATAAAGCCTATTGGGATTGTGAATATAAATAGTGCTGTTACTGCCGCCGCTATGCTTAGCTTACTATCTTTTTTCTTTGCTTTCTTTTCTGCCATAATGCATTACCCCTTTGCTTTTATATATAGTAAAAGGATAACACAATACGTTTATCTTATCAATATGGAAAAGGTGATAAGCCTGTCATTGCTGTGTAGTTATTAGCTTTATCTTGTACCATTGTAAATAAATTTTCTGCATCGCCTTGTAGTGTTACATTGACGTTATTGCTACTTTCTGCCATAGCCGCCCTAACAGCATTATAAACCGCCGGATAAACTGCATTAGCAATACCTGTTGTAATTTCCTGTTGATTGGCTACTGCTGTTCTTCCGTCCATAGTACCAACCATTTCGGGTGCAACTTCATTAGCAACGAACAACTGTCCTTTGTTTGGAAATCCACCATTTGCATAAAAATCAACACCGATATGAGGCACTTCTGGAGGCATAAGACTAAATTCACCCTCAATGCTAAAATGTGGCATTTTAATATGAGGAAATCTAAGTGATAAGTCACTCCACCAGTCCTTTAGGTCATACCATAAATCTCGTATATAACTAAAGAAATCTTCTATTGCAACTGATATTCTGTGAAGTTCTGGCTTGCTGTCCCACCAATTAAGAACACTATACCACGTATTTTGAAGTCCTTGCATTATTCCGTTTGCCATATCACGCCATTTATCTGCCGTAAACCAAGGTGAAACATGATTATTCCACCAACCTACAATAGCCGTATTGCCCCACCAGTTTGAAAAGCTATTCCAAGAATTAGATAAGCTGTTTTCAATATTATTGCCTAAGTTGTTCCATTTTTCTCTTGTAAAATATGGTGCTACGCTATTATTCCACCAACCTACAATAGCCGTATTGCCCCACCAACTTGAAAAACTGCTCCAAGAATTGCTTAATGAAATTTTAGCATTATCGCCAAGCTCTCCCCATTTTGACTTAGTAAACCATGGTGCAACGCTTGTAGTCCACCAATTTGCTATATCATCTTTATGCCCGAATGTGATAGTTTCTATCACTCCATCAACAAAGCTAGGTAAATCTTCAAATGGTGCTTTTATAAGATATGCTAATTGGTCAAACATTGACATATCTATCTTTTCGCCTGTGAGTGCTTCATTTAACTTGTTTCCTAAGCTAAATCCACCAATAGCCGCACCAATGCTGCCTATAATACCTGTGCCGATTGTTAAGCCTATTTCTGTGGCAGTTCCAGCACCCATTATGGTAGATAAGTCAGTAGTAAGCATTGTGTTTATTCCCTCTGCTAAACCGCCTTTACCACCTAATGTTTTTAAGCCTGTCTTAACTGTTTTCCAACTTAATGCGTCAGATATTTTCCCACCTACAATCTTTCCTAAGCCACTAAATTTCATAAATCCAAGTGCCGTTATGATTGTAGTTTCAATAGGTGCTGACGCGAAAGAGCCACTCCACAACTCAATAGCTGCTTTTATGCCCTCCCATATGAAATGACCTACACTTGAAAATACTTCCGTCCAGTTGATACCAGCTAAAAAGTCACCCATCTTTCTGCCAATTCCGTACCAATCGACTTTATCTATTGCATCTGCAAACCAATTAAAAATTCCTGCCACAAGGTTAGATGTATCTTGCCCTGCCTTAAAGAAATCACCAACCGCAAAATCTTTAAAAATCTGTTTAACAGGCTCAAGTGCCTTATCAATCCTATCAGCCCACGCAATAGCCGAATTTTCCATATTGGCAAATGCTTTATTCCAAGCCGCTTCATATTCTGCCGCCGCCTTAGTAATATCATCTGTCAAATCAATACTGCTACCGCCGCCACCGCTTGAACCCTTGCTTGAGCTTGTATCATCTTGTAATTTATTTATTTCATCAAATCCCATAAGGGATAGTGTAGCTTTCTTAGCTGAATCAGCTACATCTTGGTATCCATCTGAAATATCTTCCAAGCCGTCAGATGTATCTTTATAGCCACTTTGTCCGAAGCTCTCAAAGTCAATCTTAACACCCATAAGGCTTGCAAGGTTTACTAGAAGTCGCTTGATTGCAATAGTTACTCCGTTTACTATTGGCATAACCTTTGAAAGAATTGGGATAAACAGCTGTCCTGCTACCATTCCGACTTCTTTCATATTGTTGCTGAACTGGCGTAACATATTACTTGGGGAGTTGATTGTCAAATTTGTTATCGTATAGGCTCTTTATCCCATACTTCTTATAGTTTCCTATAAGTTCAGAGTACATTATCACCCACGTTTTTACGTTTGGTTTGGTGGTAGCCACTTCCACCTCATACTGTCCTATATACAGTAGTGTCGGACACTCTTGGGAATGTTATATTTATTCAATTCCTACTCGTTACGATACTCAATAGCCTGTTCGTAATCTATTGAGTTATCTCGGTATTAGCATAGTTTTCAGCTTTAATCCAATAAAATCCTCTGCATTTATTTCCTGTCTTGATAGCCTTGTGAATCTGTTTATGCACTTTGTCGGGTTCATTCATATATCTAGCCGCTTCTGTGCAATTATTAAAGTGGTTCACGATTTTTCTATTATTATCAAGTTGATAAATGCCCTTTCCCTCTTTTATACCATTATACTTATAATCTTTGTTTGGATTGTACTCATCAGCATATATCCATACATAATTGTTTGCTGTTCCATATTTACCACTTAAGCAAAAAGATATGCTTGTTCTTGGCGTTGATGTTTTTTGGCTTGCTTGTGTTAATGAATCAAAAATGTTAAGAACAAACCCCTCTTTATCAAGTTGCATTACAGCACGCTTCCTTGCACTTGCTTTCTTTGAGTAAGAAGCAATCTTTTTAGGAATGTTTTCACTAACTTTATAACGCCACATATATTCACCTGAACGGTTTACTATGCCTTTTGCACAATTAGATATATCATGTCTTTGTAAACCTGTTACAACGCTTGCATGTGATGAGCTTATATACTCGTCAATGTAATTCCCATTAAGGTCATATTGAAGAACAGGCTTTGAATTCCAAGATATTCCACCCTCGCCACCAAGTGTGATATTGTATCCGTTTGAGTTTGGGAATGATATACAAGAATTGCACTTCTTGATCCATTGTATTTCTTTTTCTCTGATTTCAGAATCACTATCTGCTTTATCAACTATTTCCCATTCAAAGTTATCAATACCATACTTCTTTAATGCATTGTGAAAAGGTAAGCCATTGTTTATATCGTCAATGTGCTGTTTCTTTCTTTTTTCAAGATTATAAGTTTTTCCAATGTATATTTTACCATTGATTTTATTAGTTGCTTTGTATATAATATAAACTTTATTCATACTTATATTATACCATAAATTGCTCGTTTTGAAAACTTTAGCCTTCACCGATTTTGCCCGATTGCCATAAGATGTTTCCATTCTTATGCAACACTTGGAAGATAAGTTATGTCATTAACTTTCTTCCGTTTATTAGCTAAATCGCCCCAAGATACTTTACTTTGGTCTAATATTGCCAACACTCTTAACTGTTGCTTTTCCATCTGTGTCATTTCAGACACCGACTTAGAAATGCCTAAGTTATAAGCGTATGTCGCTAATGTAGCATTAGTAATATCAATACCATACTTGTATAATGCCCTTGATTGACCGATTAAGCCGCTTTGTAAGTTCTGTGCTACTGTTGAGTAGTCCACATTGAAAAGTGAGCTTATATCGCCTGCAAGCATTGTCATTGACTTTGTTATAGCCGTTGTTGCTTCACCTGTCTGTCCTAACGAATTAGTAACAGAAGCCAACTGTGAAGCGTACTGTGTTATCTCTTGTATGTTAAGTCCTAAGTTCTTTGCTCCACTTTCTTCAAGCAAGCCGCCTTGAACATTGACTTTTAAGCCAGATAGTTTTCCAAGAGTATCATTTACTCTGTTTTGAAAACTTTCTGCATATGCTGTTGCGTTATCATATCCGTACTTTTCATAATCCTTATCCCATTCTGAACCGATTTTGCCAAATGCTACCGCTTGATAGTTAAACGCTTCAATGTAATCTGTTGTTGATTTTATAGCTTCTATAAGTTTCTTACTGCCACGAATTACCATAAAATAAGTTGCGTAGAACTTACCTATTGCACTTGCTAAGCTCCAACTACTTCTAGTTGCTGTCCTAGCGCTTGTAGATACTCCATACAGCGACTTTTGAAGTGAGTTTGAAGAAGTACCCACCTTGCTACCTTGACTAGCAAGATTAGCCAATGCGTTAGTCATAGCAATAACATTACTACTTACATTAGGTGCTCTTGATAATGTGGTCATTAAGCCATTCAGTGCATTACCCAGTTTAGGGATATTCACTGTGGCATTTTCAATACTTTTACTGCCTAGCTTGCCAAGTGACTTTGCAAATTCTGTAACCTGTGTTGCGTTCTGTGGTATGGCTGATATGCTTGCAACTGCCTTTGTAACAGCTTCAAGTGATGTAGCTGTGTTAGCAAGTGCGGCTGAATCAACAGAACCTATCTTTGTGATATTCTTAGCAAGTCGGGTAAAATCAGTAGTCTTAACATCCATATCTCTGATAGCATTATTGAGTTGTGTGATATTGCCTGCCAAATTACCAAGAGATGAGTTATTAACCTTTGTCAAGGAACCTGATAGATTTAACAACTGTTCTTCTAGCTTTTCGATAGAATCAATCGCTGGTTTAGTAACTGCTGTAATTTTAACTTCTAAACTGTCTAATTCCACGATTCAACCCCCTTTTATAGGATTGTTGGCGGTAGTCCTTTTTTTTCAGTCTGTGCCGCCCATTTTTGCTCATTGAGTAACATCTGCTGTAACTCCTTATCGTATGTATCTTCTTCACTTTCTTCTGTTTTTTCTGATAAAATAGCTTGTTTAGGATATTCAATGTGTACATCTTTATTAAATGCCGCACCTATTCCGCAAGAAATAGCTGGAATTGCGTAAGCCAAAAACCAGTTATACATTTCTGAATCGCGATTTTGTCTATCAATCTTTTTACCTTTTGCGTATAGTAATAATTTTGTAGGCGTCATTTTAATGAACTCTGAATAGCTGATACCAATTGACGCCGCTAAGACAAAGTATTCTTCCCATATTATTTTGTGGAAGTCTGTTTCTTTAAGTGGTCTTGTGGTACTACTGTTGGCTTCTTCTGTTCCTGTGTCGCTTCTTCCACATTGTTCGCCATTTCCTCTAGCATTGCCGTTATTCCGCTCAACTCGAAAAAACCATCATCTTCCATCGCTTTCTTGATTTCCTCGAATAATGTTCTGTATCCGTAACTCTTATCCGTCTTTCTCTTCTCTGTAATATATGCCCTAGTGAGTTCCTTTGCTTCATCCATAGTTACTGGGTTATTATCAATACAACCTGCGTAAATGGCTAAAATGCAAATCTCCGGCACATCTGCTGTCATATTTGCTAATCCATCAAAGGAAGCCTGTGCAACGCTTTTATCTGTCTGTGCAAGTAAGTAAGAGCCATTTACGACACTAAACATCTTCTGTACTATCTCCTTGCATTCTGCCGCACCGAATGAGAACTCAACTTTGTATTCTTTTCCATTTACATTAATATTCATCATAATTTTTACCCTTTCCCACCCTATCGTCCATATAGGGAAAGGTGCGGATTTTACACCGCACCTACCTTTTAAAATAATTATTCTGTTACATCATCAAGATATGATGTGTAGTCGGCTGTTTTGGCGTTTGTGCCACCAATCGACACAGCCTTTGATTTAGTCGATTGGCTTATTATTCCCCCACCTTTGTTACTGTGAACGTGCCACCAGCGCCCTCGACAACTTGAAGCTTGTCTGTGCATTCGATAGGTGAAGTGTTAGGAACTGCTGTTACTGTCATTTCAAGTACCGAATCAGTACCAGAAACATCATTAGGTGTTGCTGTTACCTGCCCGACAAATGCGTACTTAGCAACCGCACCTAATCCGTCAGAACCATATAACTGAATAATATCTAACTGCTTACCCTCTGCTTTGATTAAGTCCTGCAAATAAGCCTTTTCAAGGTTTCCTGTGTAAGTCTTAGCGTCAGATGTTTTGATACCCATTAAGAATGTCTGTGAATCATCTTCAAATGTTGTACTTTCAACTGTGTTAGGTGCTGATACTGGTGCTGAAATCGACTTAGCCGCAACCATTAACTTGTATGAGCCTGCAAAACCATCTTCGCTATGCTCCTTGTAGATAACCCTAGCTTTATAACTTGTACTTGCCATTGCTTTGTCTACCTCCTAAAAATTCGCAAAAAAATAAGAGCATTTCTGCTCTTTGTTACAATAATCTGTCATTTGCCGCTATCATTCGTCTGAATCTAGCGGTACTCTTGTGTACTTTATTGTTGATTGAAAATTCCGGTATTGGTGTGCCTTGGAATCTCATTGTCTTGAATGTATCTGTAATTACTGCCGTAACCTTTCGACAGTCAGACTTACTTGTGTTAGTGGTAACATCTACTTGAAATGTCGCTAACAATGCATTAATTGTTTGCCCGTCAAGCGTTTGTCCTTGTTCTACTGGTGATAGCAGATGAATGTATACTGTTGGGAATACCGCTTGACCGCTGTTTTCCCCCTCATTTGTTATAACTATCTTTGGATATGTTTTCTTTAGTTGCGTTAGAGTTTTAGCCTTGACAAGTGCTGTGACTGTATTTTCAAGGTCTATCGCCCAATCGTTTGCATTTGCCATTAACTAAACACCCTCCTTGCTACCTCAACATATTTCTGTATGATTTCCATATCAGCCTTATAAACAGGCATTTGTGCTTCTACGCCGTGTGTAAGAACTAAGTTTCCGTCATCGTCATAGTAGCCCCACACTTTTTGTACGCCGTGTCCCTCGCCATAAGAACCGATAATCATACCATTAACAACACCTTTGTCGTGTGGACTACTTCCAGCCGCTCCATTATAGAATACACCAGCTCCAAACTCTATAAACATAAGTTCTTTGCCCTCTACAATTAATTTTGCTTCAACATATTCTCCTGCGGATTTTATTTCAACATAACTGTGATGGCTTGTATCTGAGCCGCTGCGAACACCTTTCTCATCATATGTATAACTTGCTTTTGCCATATTTTCATCAATAACAGGTATTCCCACTTCCGCAAGTTCTTTGATAAGCTGTGAAGTTTTTTTGATAAGCCAATTTTTATACTGTTGCAGCTGTCTTATTGCCCCTTGTATTGAGCTTTCCGATAGAGATACATTAATTGTATGTTTAGCCATAAATCACCTACTTTACAACCGCTTTAAGCATATACTTAGTTGAATATAATGCCGGCTTAATGCCTACAATCGTGAAATCCGCCGATGTTTCATCAACAAGGCTATCATCTGTGTATGTAGGCTTGCTATCAAGCCAGATAAGGTCGCCTTTTTGAACAGGCAACATATTCCTATCTGTCAGTAAAATAGCGTCAAAATCAGCGGTATCAAAGCCGTATTCTTTAATCTGTGCTTCTCCACCGCTGAACGATATGTTAGCTTTAAAATCAACCGGCTCTGAAAAACCTGTTTTTTCTTCGAGGACTTTGGGTATCTTATTTCCCTCATCATCAAGATAAGGAATAAAATTACCTTCTGTGTCGGTATATCCCTCATAAAGGATATTGCCGTCATCATCTCTTTCGTAAATAGTTACTGTCTGTCCTTGAAGTGAATACTTCATAGCCTGCTTATTAATATCAAGCATTTACTTCACATCCTTGCCGAAACGCTTCCATAAATCGGATAACTTCTTCCAACCAAACATTGCAACAAACGCAACGATAAAGCCTGCCATAATAGCCGCAAGTATCATATACCACAGTATCGTCATATGAATGTACTGCATATATGCGATAAACGCCGTAACTGTGATACCGATAGATAAAACGAACACAATTATGTCCGTAGGTACTTTATTGAATATGCTTATGTTCTTGATTACCTGTGTAATTACAGATACAAGAAAAGCAATAGCTCCGATGATTGCTAATATAAGTGTCATATTTGCAATTAATGTCTGAATAATATCCATTATCTATACCTCCTTGTCATCATTAAGTCTTGTCTCTATGCCATCAATTCTGTGATGTGCTGACTTAACACTTTCTTCAACTTTAACTATCCTACTATCGTGAGAATTAAGTTCTTTACGCATTTCTGTGACTTCGTTCTTAATCTCCGTTGTATTGTTGGATATTGCGTCAAGTTTCATATTTATTCGCGTGTTCTCTTTCACACGTTCTTCAAGTTCTACTCTGTCACTTCGTTTATCATTCTTAGAGTTGAATGATAAACTGAAAAATCCGAAAAAGACGGAAAAAGCAACTGAAATTATGCTTATAATTACTGCTATTGGCATTGATATACCGCCTTTCTAAATTAATAGGCACACCGCCCACCACCCTTAATGTGTGCCGCCTGCTAACATATTGCCAACATCAGCAAAATGCTAACGCACAATCTTCTATAACACTTTGGCAAATGGAAATACCCCGACAAATAAGCTATCTCTGTCTTTCCAAGTTCTGTTTACGCCATTCTCGTTGTAACTTGCCATAAATGCTTCGCCTGCTTGCGAATGGTCGTAGACAGTCAGATTAACAATAACGCTCTCAAACTTCTTCAAGTCCTCGGTTATCATTTCATCTGTGTAGCTGTCGGGGTAGTTTCTTCTTGCCTTTACATCTTCTGTAGCCTGCTTAATCAGCTGTTCGATTATTGGATTATCTTCTTTGCTATCGAACACTACCACATCAGATGTAGTGTCATCTTCATTTGTGACTGTATCAATATGAAATTGTTTAAGTCTGATTTTGACCTGTTCTAATGTGGTGTATTCCATAACTATCTCCTATAATCCTAATTTCTCAATTAACAGCTTCTTTAATTCTGCTCCTGTGAGTTCTTCTGCATTGTCTATGCCTTGTTCTGTGGCAAATGCCTGTAAATCAGATGTAGACATACGATTTATAGCTGTCTTATTCAAATCCTTGCTATGTTCATTCGGCAAATCTACAGGTTTTACAGAACTATTATTATTCTGCATACCTTTTATTAGCGGTTTGCCGATTTTATTTTCTGTGGTTGCAAGTTCTCTGATTCTTGACGGAGTTGTTTCTGAACCATTTCTAGGGTATTCATCTCCAACTTCGTATATGTGATTAAAGTCTTGTAAATCCATAAACCTGTAAATTACCTTATAACTCATAACAATTCTCCTTACGCCGCTTCTGCCTCTGTGATTGTAGACTTAATAATTCCGTCAAGTCTTTCAGTAAAAAGTACAATGCCGGAAACCACTGTGTCAGAAGCTGTCATATTGCTGTAGTCCGGTGTTTCGTGAATACCAATAAGGCCTGTCTGGTCTGATGTGAAATCAAACGCTTCTCCGAGGTCTGCACCATTAACAGGAATGTAATACAGTACGATATTGTCTTTTGCTGTTGCGTAGATGGTTCCCTTTGGTACTTTGCTGTCAAAAATAACAGTTCCAAGACCGAGGAAGTTCTCTACATAAGTCATGCCGAATGCTGTCTGTAATGTAATCTGTGCTTTAGCGAGATAATCAGCTACATCAAGTGGATTCATAAAATACACAGCTTCGATTGAATCGTCTTCAAACTTGACCTGTAACTGTCCCCAAGCCTGTGCAAGTGCTGCCTGAAAACCTACGCCTGTTGCTGTTCCTGTGCCTGTTGCAAGGAATGTGAAAAAGTCGCCTCTAATGCCTTTCTGAACATCAAGTAACATTCTGTCAGTTGTCATCTGTACCGCCTGGTCATAGCCTCCACTGATAATTGCCTCTGCTGATGTGGCTTTTCTCCACTTCTTCAAAGTGATTTCCTTGTAGTTTACTGCAGCTGTCTGATACTTAGAGAGTGGGATTGTTTCGCCCTCTGCGACTTCTCCGTTTTCAAGTGTTCCTGTAGCCTTGTAGGACTTTAATGTGTAGCCCGCCTGCTTTGGAATCTTTCTTGTTACTCCAAGTGCCTCAATTAACTTCTTGATGTTCTCACTAAAAATGTTTACAAACTCAACCTCTCTTGCTCTTACAAGGTCAGCTTTCTTAATTAAATTTTCTTCTGCTGCCATATTTGCCTCCTAATTAAATAAATCCATATTCATAGCAATAGCTTTTCTACGCTCATTTCTGTCCGGAATAGCCATAATCTGTTCCTTTGTCATGCCGGAATATTCTCCCCCTGCATTAACTCTAGGTCTTGATTTCATCCATTCAGCCTGTGCTTCTGCGACTGCTGCTTTCTTTTCAGCTTCTATAATTGCTGCAATAGTGTTATGGTCTGCGTCCGAAACTGCATCAATCAGTTTTTCTACAGACTTTTCAGATACACTCTTGTAAGCATTAACCGCTTTAATATGATTAAGTTCTTTTACAGCTTCCTCATACTTCTCATTCTGTAAGCGTTCCGCTTCTGCCTTAGCTTCCGCTTCCTGCTCCTCGGTTGTCTGCTTTGCTCTTAAAGCCTTGGTAAGCTCTCCTTTTTCCCTTAAAGCCTTATCAAGTGCCTGCTTTTCCTTGGCTCTGTCTGCCTTTTCTGTAGCAAGCTGTGCCATCAGCTCTTCAACTGTGGGTGTATTTGGCTTTACTTCGGTTGTCTGTGTATCTGTTGGGTTTTCGGTTGCTGTTGATTTAGCTTCATCTGCCATTTTCGTTACCTCACTTTTCTGTGTTTTCTTGACTTCTCTGTCTCATTGTGTTTTATCCACTTCTCTGTGCATATAAAAAGCCACTAGGATAATTCCCAGTGGCTATATACCTTGATTATTTATTTGTTCTGCTCTTATCAATCAGAGGGCTGTTGCTAACTTGGTCGCTCAAATCTTGCATTATGCGGTCATTGTTAGTTGCATCATCTTTAATGTTGCTCTTTTGTATTTTTTCGACTGTTTCCTTGCTTGCTTCCCAAACTTCGTTAGGGTCGTCAAATACAGGAATTGCATTAAGTACTTTTCCTCCATTAATGCCTGCATTAATAAGTGTTGCTATACTGTTGACTTTTGTTGATAACTCATATAGCTTTTGTCTCTTAATGTTAATTTCAATATCCTCAAGGCTTATAAGTCTTAATGGGCTATCTTGTGGGACATACGGACTTTTATCAATAGCCGCAAGAACTACTTCTAGTTCATCCATTTTGCAGCTTTCGGTTATCATCTGTAACTTTGTTGCTGCTGCCTCTGCGTGGTCCCATCCACTTGCATTACTAGCCGCAACACCTGTTATGTTAGATGCATTGTCATTAGTAAGTGGCACGTTGCATTTTTCAAGTATCTTATTTCTACGATATTGGATGTTATTGAGCATCCCTGTGTAATCGTAATTAATTGCAAGAGATTCAACAATTGGTGTCTTTCCGTCTGCAGATGTATAAGTCTGCATCCATTCGCCGGATTTTGGCTTTCTCACAGTTTCTTTAATAGTCTGTGTGCCATCCTCATTGTCTGTAACTTTTCTCTCTACAGGGAAGTCAACATCGTTTGTATGCCATACCGCCTGCGTATTCTGTTCAACATCATTGGTAAAGTCTGAAATGAGTAAGTTTAGATTATCTAACTCAGACATTTGATGTTCCCAAACTCCCATGCGGTCATATGCCCTAAAATATTCAACTATAGGCACAATTCCAAGCGGATTTACTTCCCCGCTTCTTTGATGATGTCTCCACGCTTCTTTTTTCGTATAATCTCCGTTCGCAATCTTATTGAGATTAACCACTTCAAAGCGGAAATCTTTTGTAAAGCAAGTGTAGTAGTTGTTCCCGGTTATTCTATCGTGTCTGTAAGTAACGCCCATCATTGTTCGCTTATCGGAATAATAGCTTGACTTCACTACAAATGATGTTCGTGGGTCTAATATGTCTAATGTGAAATATGGCTTATTCTTTTTCCATTCCATATTTACATCTACAAGAACATTACATGTCGCCCCGATTGTTACATATCTTCCCAAGTCTTGCGTCTTTGCTTTAATCTTTGCAAGTTCGTACTGTTTGTTAAGTTCCGATATTCCGTCTGCAACGAATTTCTCTTTTCCATCACCATTCTGCACAAGTGAAATAGGATTTCCCCAAGCGAATGAAGTCCAAAATTCTGATGCTTGATGAGCGACATTATCTATACACTCACAATCAATGTCCGGTCTGTAAGTTTTGGGGTTCTTCCTAATTATCGGCTGTATTCCTGCATCGTAATCAAGAAGATACTGTATTCTGTTGGCGTTTTGTATGTGTGTTGAAAAGACATCTCTTAATACATCTAACACATTTTCATATGTTATTTCCGGAACATCCGTTGTTAATACAATTCTTCCTGTCTGCATTTCTTACACCTCTAATAAAATGTCATACCACTTGAGCTTCTACTCCGTGGAATTTCTTTAATCTGAAAATTGTCATCATCATTCGGCACATACCAAATCCATTTGCCACAATGTTTGCAAGCCAGTTTGTGTGTGCGTGGGTCTTTCTTATCTGCCTTAGTTAGAAACTTATGGCAGTTCGGACACATAATTGATTTATCTTTATTCATATAAAAATTCATTTTTTTGCCTCGCTACATAGCAAAAAGCACCGCCACAATTAAGC